GTGCCTTGGTGGTGGGCTGATGTGGAGACAATGGATTGGGCTACCGCACAAGTTCCGCGCTGATCCGCGCAATGGCATCGGTGCTGACTGCCTGATCATGGTCTGGGATGTGCTCGATGATGCGGGCGTGCCACATCCTGCATTTGACCCAACATGGCTCGACCTAGCAGAGTGGGGCAGGCACCAAGTCTTAGCAGAGGTTTACCGAGAGATTACAATACCGTTAGACGCTCCAGAGGAGTACGCGGTAACCTTGTTCTCCACTGCGCGAACAATTGGAATTGGCGTTGTTGTTGATGGCGGCTTGCTCCATGTTCACCATCGTCGTGGTGTTCAATGGATGCCGTTGATTAGCTGTAAGCCATTGAAATTCAGGAAATTCAAGTGATGCTGCCTTCCGATCGCTATCTCGCTAAAACCCTTGGACTGACAGAAGAGCAGTACCGTCATTTTCAGATCGAGGTGCGCAAACGCGCTGCTGAGGGTCCACAGCCTGCAGTGGTGGCTGGCGTGGAAATCTACTTGGCAGCTGCATCGCTGCTGCTGAGCGTTGGCTCGCTTGCAATATCAACACTGCTCAAACCCACGCTGCCGCAACTCGGCCAAGCGCCAGGCCAGCCACGACAGACGCAGGACACCACTGACCCGATCATCCGCAACAGCAGGTTTGCGCCACGGTACGGATTCGACAGCCAACAGGACATCGCCACACTGGGCAGCGTCATCCCGATTGTCTATGCTCGCCGAGAGCTGATCGGAGGCGAGTATTACGGCGGCATCCGCATCAACATGCCAATGTTGTGGAATCAGATATTGAGCCTTGGCGGAAGTCAAATGATACGTGGAGTCTTCCTGCTAGGCGAAGCGACGGTAGGAAGCATCGACACCAATGGATTTGCTGTTGGATCAAACACACTCAACGGTTACATTTTTGACAACGAATCAGCAACAGAAGAAGGATCGAGGGTAACAATTTACTTCAGCCCTGATGGTGGCCGGATCACCGGAGCGGATCGCATTCTTGGGCGCACCAACGCCAACGATGATGGCAGCTCCAGTAGCGCTGATGTATTTCAGGTGTACTGGGATGGTAGCGAGCGGAAAGATTTCTGCTCATCCAGCCGCCCAAGTACCCAGACAACATTCGGCGTTTACGCGCCAATTGGCAACAATCTGACATACAAGGTGAACCCTGTTATCAGGCCAGGTGTCCGCAGCCAGTACAGAGCAAATACCGACGATGGAAGGCTTGAGGTCAAGTGCCCGAATGATGATCAGCAGCTCAATGAGCGCAATAAATTCAGAGCACATTTTTCCACCTTTAGCGGAGTCATCGGCGATGGCACGGAGCAAGCGGTAGCGATTGGCGACACGATAACGTACAAGCTATTTAGCAGCAGCGATTGGAATACAACATTCCCATCTGCCGATGGTGGTGTTGACACAGTTGAAGCCCGTGACGTTGCTTCTGCGGTCGCATCAATGCAGAAAACCTGGGACGATCGCATCGTCGTGGGCGAACTTTACAAGATAGGTGATTTGCTTGCGGTTTGCACTAGCAGAACTGAAGATCAGTTCGTATCAGAAGCAGATTTGAACGGAGGAACGACTGACGCTGTAACCGTAACAGCGACATTCAAGGCGATCGAGTCGGGCTTAGTGAAAGGCTTCACCGAGGAGTACCTGACCGACACTCGCGGCGACCAAGGGCAGCGCGAAAAAGGAACCACTGGAGGCCATCTGCTGCGTTACGCGAAAGCGCAAGTGCCGACCCGATACCCCTGCCAGGCAGTTGAAATTGGAATAAAATCAAGTCTTGGCATCAGGATCAACGGTCTTTGTAACTTTCGAGATGCAAAGACCTACGAATTTGCTGACAAAAATTATTGCGAAACATTTGAAAATGCCGACATTGATGACATCAAGAGTTCGATGTATCAGAGCGGCGTTATCACATCGCCGGTTCAACGGTACTCGTTTTTCAAGATTAAGTACAAAGAAATTTCAAGCGATAACTGGACCACGCTGACCCATGCTTATGGCGTGCGCAGCGAAACTCAGCAGTCGCTGTTTACGTACATCAGGCTTGAGTTCAGCTCAATAAAGCAAAGGGAGTTCTGCTTTAAACCCTTGTCTGGCTTTGAAGTGCGCAACCAGCGATACGGATCTGGGGCTGTACTGTATGTGCTTGACCCCAAAAAAGGCGCAATCGCCGTCAACGAAAACGGAACGACTGTCGTATTCAATGGTGAGACTGTAGGGCTGACTGACCAAATCATTACGCAAGATGGAGAGGTGCTAACCACGCAGGACGACGATCCCTTAATTGCTACCAGACCTGCATTCGGCATCAATTACGGGCAGGCAAACCCAGAGCTTGCGGGTGACATTAACAATGAATACTACTACGAAGGCAGACAGCTAAAAGCGCTGCCATTAGTTGACGACAACACATACATCGACGACTACGGGAAACTGGCTGAAGCGTTTGTCTATTCCGAGATTTCAAGCTCCGCCGACTCTGGACCGGAACATGAAATCGCTTATATCAACGAGATCGTGCCGAATGACAATGTGCCACGGTATGACAATCTTGCGCTGGTTGGCATCAACATTCGATCTTCAGCTGAATGGCAACAGTTCGCTCAGTTCTCTAGCTATGTGATCAACGGCAACGAATGCACGCGAATGCTTGGTGGCTCTGGCGCGACGCATTTACTGCCTGATGTCTTGTACGACCAGATGACCAATACGCTTTACGGCGCCGGATCGCTCATCAAGCCATACATGATTGATGTTGCGTCGTTTGCCGTAGCAGCGGAATGGTGCCAAGACCGTAAGTATTTCTACGATGCTGCTGTAGCGGAGCCGATCAACATCCGTCAGTCTGGTGCGGATTTGGCTGCCACTCACTTGCTTCAGTTTGGCGAGATCGACGGAAAGTATTTCCTGCGGCCTGCGATCTCCTTTGACCCGGTGCCGATCTCGGGCCTGTTTACCGCAGGCAACATTGCGAAGGACAGCTTTCAGCTTCAGTATTTCGATCCCGAGGACCGCGATCCTATTCAGGTGTCTGTGCGGTATCGCGAAGAGCGGCCTTCAAGTGACCCGACAAGTCCTGGCTTGTTCCCGGTCGTGCGCGAGCTGTTGGTCTCTGAAAACGTTGGATCCGAGACGGATCCGATCGAGCAGCTCGACATGTCGGCCTACTGCACCAGTCGCGCTCATGCGATCGATGCTGCCAAATTCCTTATCAGAATGCGTCGCATTCCAACGCATTCAATCACGTTCAAAACAATGCACGATGGATTGACTTCAGGGATAGCTCCTGGTGATTACATCAAAGTCGCCATGGATGAAGCTGAGTATGATGAGTTCAACAATGGTGTCGTCACGCCAGAGGGCGCACTGGTCAGCACCAAGGCTTTGGCTGATGGCAGTTACAACGTGATTGCCTGGGACGGCACCGAAGGCACGCCACCTGCCGATGCAACGCTCGTCGTCAGCGGCAACACCGCAACGCCCACGGGCATTGTGTTCACCGTCAAGGTGCCATCGGTCCGCGTGTATCAAGTAGAGCGGATCACGCCAGATGACGAGGGCGCATTTACAATAGAAGCGATGCACATGCCTGTGAACAGTTCTGGCGTTTTGCAGGTTGCTGACGGCTTTGATGAGCCTACAAACTGGACGATCCAAGGTTGATGGCTACTCTATTTCCCAGCATCGAACCAACCGCCCGAAGCTTCACTGCGCCAACGTGGCCAACCACTACGCAGACCTCTCAGTCTGGTGTCATCACTCGAAGGTTGTGGGGCAGCAGACCAAACCGCGCTCCGTTAAACCTGCAATTTACCAACACTACTGACGCAAACGCAGCTGCAATACTTGAAGCGTACAATGCTGCAAAGGGTTCGATCGATAGGTTGATACTGCCCGACATTTTGTTCAATGGCGCAACCGGAGCGCTTCGCTACTGGCTTGATGCAACCGCGAACGGCACTGGTTTGATCTGGTGCTTCACCGAGGGATCACCGCCGCAGGTTGAAAGCATTGCGCCTGGTAGATCCAGTGTCACTGTCAGCCTGACGGCAGAGCTTAGAGTGGGGTAAAGGGCAAACATCATGGCCGTAAAAACCTCCGTTACCGCTGAATTACGATTCAACGGCACAGCAATCGCCAAAGTGCGTGACGCAACGCTGAACATCAATCGCGATGCGCTGGACACCACTGGCATCGGTCAAACAGATCGAACCTATGACTACGGTGTCCGCAGCACCAGCGGCAGCGGAACGTTGCTTTATGACGACAGTGACCTCACGACTCGCAATATCATGAATCGCATTCTTAGTGATAATGCTCAAAGTGAGTCCGAGGTGACCATGGTCCTAGACGCCAATAGCTCCCTTGGTGCGATCAGTGGTCCTGTTGTGCTGACCCAAGTTGGCATCAGTGTCAGCGTTGGCAGTGTTGCAAGCGTTCCAATTTCGTTCAACATCAGTGGCAAGCCCACAGGTAGCTTCTGATGGCAGTCCTCGGCAGCGGCGGCATTCTTGAAATCAGCCGGGAGATACCTGATGCGATGGCGCTAACCGTTGCGCGGCTGAATACTGACAGCATTTCACTCGCCAATCAAGCGTACTGGGCGGGTGACCGCGTGATTATTGCCGCTGCTGGTGGTGTTCCGTTTGACGTAAACGGCGATGGCTTTGCGGATTGCCCTGATGGGCACGGGATGTACCGTGGATCTAAGTGGGCGCTAGGGCCAAGTCGAAATTTGCTTACCACGCGGTTTTACACATCCGGTGGTGATAGCGGTGATTTTTATAGCGCTCCACAAAATACTGGCCTTGCTACGCAGATTGACGGCTACATGAGCCGCGACGTACTGGATCGCATCAAGCTGTGGACAACGGAAAGCGCTGGGCATTCGGAGACCGGCACCGAGAAGCCGTTTTTTAAGGTCAAGACATCGAACCTGATCATTGCGCACTACAGCGATGACGCGAGTTATACCAGCGCGATCGATGCAGCTGCAAACACGATTCAACCGTTGACGCTGCTCGACTCTGAGCAGCGCTTGGCTTCCGTGATTACGCTGCCCGATGGCTTCAGCGTGGTGTGCGAAAACCGCGATTGGGAGCTGCAGTGCGACCTTGAAGAATGGGTCATGAGCATTGATGCCAGCAATCTAGACACAACCGCAATCGGCGAAACGTTTGGCGAAAACGTCAAGTCCCTGGTCCGTGGCGCCGGCAGCCTGCAATTCCTGGCTGAGCACAGCAGCGTCAATGGTGAGCAGGACGGCTTGGCATTGCTCAGATTGGTACTGCTGACCCAGAATCAATGCAACACAAAAGCGCGTTTCTATCTCTACAAAAATCGTTCAGCTCCTGCACCGCGAATCGAAGGTTCCGTCTACTACGAGTGCGACATTCTTCTGACTAACACTCGTCTCAACACCCGCGCAACTGAGATAATTGCCGGCACTGCTGATTTTGTAGCCACGTCCGAAATCAAGCTCAAGGTAGCTGCCTAGATCATCAGTTGCTACGATGGCAACATGTAGTGCCAATACAGCGTGGCGAGTCTGGAATTTGCCGGTGACAGCGGTTCGCTGAGCGACATTGACGCAACTCAAGGCGAGTTTCGTGAACAGATCGCGGCGTTAAATGATCTGATGCGTCAGATCGCAGGCAACGCAGCTGTTTTGGCTGGTGATGCCGCACAGGCCGATCCGCTTAGCGCACCTTTTGTTATCTACGTTAATCCGTATATTGGCAGTGATGAATTTGTTGGCGGTGCGTATAACGACTACGACACCGGATCGCTTGAGTCGAAACTGAAGCGACTTGAAAAGCAGCGTCTGGTTTGCGGCTTCAGCCCCCAGCGTCCGTTCAAGACGATCAACCGTGCCGTCATCGAAGCGGCGATCATCACCAGCAAGGATTGGCTGGCGGGCGTTTCGGATCCGTCTGGCATCCTGAACACCGTGAGTATTGTGCTCAGCCCCGGTGTTCACACTCTTTACAACGACCCTGGCCAGATCAGCACCACCATCACCAGCTGGGGCACATCGAAAACGCCTGATAGCGCAGAGCTGATCAAGTTCAACCCTCCCACTGTCGGCGGTGTCTTGCTGCCTCGCGGCTGCAGCCTATGTGGCCCCGATCTGCGCAAGACCACCATCCGGCCAAACTGGGTGCCTGACGTTGCCGATGAAGCGGCGGATTACAGCAACCGGCGCGGGATGCTGAAGATTACTGGCACCGGGTACTTTTTCGGTTTCACGGTTCGAGATGGCATCAACGATGCCCACAGCCATCACCTACTGGATGCCTTTCACTTTGCCAGCGAGGCCGAGCTTGACGACTTCTACGCCAAGACCTTCAGCGCTGTTGGGACCGGCGCTGACCTCGGTGCTGCACTAACCGTCACGCAGGCGACGGAATACGAGATCGTCGGTCCCATCGATCGCACCGAATCCCCCACCAGCGCATGGGATACCACTGCATCCGCCTCGCCGTACATCTTCAACTGCTCGATCAGGTCTGACTACGGGCTTGGTGGCGCATTCATGGATGGCTCGAAGGTCGAGGGCCTCAAGTCGATGGTTTGCGCCAACTTCACCGGCACAAGCCTGCAGAAAGACATGAGCTGCTGGCAGCGGTACGACAGCGGCAGCTGGACAACCACAACCTACGAGCAATACATCAGCACTGATCCTGACAACATCAGGATGAATCCAGCACGGATCAGCCGTCACATCAGCGCGATTAACAATGCCTTCATTCAGGAGGTGTCTGTCTTTGCTATCGGGCAAGGCACGCATCACTTCACCGACCTCGGCGGCGAAATTACTGTTACAAACAGCAACAGCAGCTTTGGTGGTTGCGCTGCGATCAGCAAAGGCTACAAGACCTTTGCTTTCTTGCAGGACCAGAACTGGAGTGTCGCAAGCATCAACGTTCCGCTCAATGTTAGCGAAAAGACTGCAAACATTCGTCGCATCTATCTTGGCACTGTTTCTGCTGTAACCAGTAGCAAGATCACGCTTAGCTCTGGTCTTGCAGTCAGCGCTGATAGCTCCACCGTTCCAGAAATCTTGCTGGCCAGTGGCTACACCCTGAAGGGAGCTACAAAAATCTGGGTTGAGAACCCTGCAGGTGAAGATTGGCAAGCTGACCTGACCTCCTCTGCCTGGGTTGACTCATCGCCTGATGAGATCAACATCTCCGCTGCTCTGGAGGAGTCCGACACCGGCAACCCAGTCGGCACTGATCCGAATACAAGCACCAGCCTCGCGGTCGGTAGGCGCGTTTACGTTCGTCGCTTGGTTGACACACGCAAGCCGTCAGAGCGCAGGGTGTCGCTGCAGCTCAGCAACACCAGCAGCACCCGCCTGCCTGAGCGGAATTTTGTCATCCAGACTGACCCAGCACGCGCTGGAGGTGCCATTGATAGCGAGTTTGCTGCCGGCGGATCGGAAGTTCTCGTGGTTGGCACCAGCGGTGTCGGCAACACGACAGGTGTTTCGTCCGCAGCTGAAATTACACTGAGGCGTTCAGCTGCTGATGTCACATACCGCAGCGGTGGCGACACGTATTACCGCGCTGGCACGATCGTTAAGCACAACAACAAGCACTATCAGGCGATTTCTGATCACATCGCAACAACTGCAAATCCTGATTCGGATTACTGGGGCGAAACTTTTGTCCACATGCCATCGGCTTACAACGCTGAGGATGAAAGGAAAAATCAAGAGCCGATCATTGTTTTTGACACTGACACTGATAATGATGCTGGTAGCGCCGATCTTGGGATCAACTTCACCACGATCTGGACCACCTCAGGCAGCGTTCAGGATCAGTATCGTTCTGCAACTGACTACCTGGGCGTTTATGCGTTTTTGGTTGCGCTCGGCTTTAGCTCCGCAAACGCTCATGCCTCTCTGGTGCCGCAAACCGCTGCAAACCGTGAGCTTGACCCGACCAGTGATCTGACCGGCGTCCCGACAGGCGGCGCGGCTTCCGGTCTTGGCAACTGGGCGGTTGAGTTCCGTCGTCCCAGCACGCTGAGGCTGTACGGCCACGCTTGGGAGTGGGCCGGATTCTTGAACTACTCGAAAGCCATCCCGGCAGCGCAAAAAGAACTGACACCTCAGAACAAATTCAGCTATTACTTCACCAATGACGCGGGTGGTCGTGTTGTGCCTGAAGGCAGCAACGAGGACGGCTTCAAGATCTCGCCACGCGGCCTTGAAGACGCAGAGACTGGTGCAATTATTGATGTCAACAGGATTGGGTCTTCCAGTATTGACGAAAGCCAAGCGACGACATTCCCGAACGGGCTGACAGCAAGCACCATTACCGTTGACGAAATCACAATCGGCAATAACGCTACGTTCCCCGCAGGTGCAAGCGCAACCACTGATGATCGCGGTGTCGTTCAACTTGCTGATCTTGACGCAATTGACAACAACACAAACGCTGCCACTTCGGACGCTGAAATCAATGCCAGCGTTGACAAGGCAATCACTCTGCCTGGATTGAACCGCTGGCGAGAGCAACGCAATTTGTTGGCTGGGGCGCAAGAAGGCGCAACGCTGGTGATGCTGCACGTAGCCAGCAGCGCAAGCGCAGCGCTGACAGGTGATGATTCGGTGCCGTTTGGATACCCAACAACAGGTCACACCTATCAAGGCCCCGAGGGCGCTGGATTGCGTGGAACGATCTACACGAGCGTGACAGCTGCGGTTCAAGCTGCGGCGAACATCTACGTGCCGGTTGGCAGCGAAGTGATCATCAGCGTTCACGATGACATTTCGACCTCAGCCGAGGCAGGGCCGTTGATTATCGGCAACGGAATCGCACCGTTTGTGGTTGCTGGTGCTCGTGGCTCTGGCGACGCAAGGATTCAGCTGAACCGCAATACAACAGAAAACGCAATCAACGCACTGCCAGAAATTGCCAGTGGCGCATTCTTCTATTCAGCTGGCGCTATTTTTAGCGACATGGAAGTAGAGGTTGACACGGAAAACGAAACAGGGGCGCACGTCATAACCCTTAACGGTGGCTTTGGCAATGGTGGGACTGACTGCGCTATTACGATTTTTTCCATCAACGGAAGCGCTGAAATTATAGCAGCAACAGCCACATATGGTAACAAAATTTATTTCCGCACATACGCTGCTGGCAACAAGTACAACTTCAACTTAGTTTACACATCGGGAGAAACCTCGGCACAGCCATTCACTGTTATAGGGCCAGATGGGCTGGGGGTTGCCGGATCTGGACTCATGGGTCACGGCGTTGATATTCGCTTTGATTTTCAGTCCAGCAATAACGACACAAGCTTCAAGTTTTCGCACAATCTCAACGGTGGCGCTACTGCTGTTGGCCTGGAGTTTCTGTCGGCAGGTGGCCGAGGCGGCTGCAGAATCGGCGGAAGGATCCTGCCCGAGGTTACGTGGGATCTCTCAAGCGATTACTGGAACATCGAAAACTTTGTTTCAGTCGATAAATGGTGCAGCTTTGATAACTATTGCGGCCCGTCTTTCAAGACGCCATCTGGTGGAATCAGCAATATAAGCGCAGGAACAATCGCGACCCTTTCAGCTGATCGCTTTAAGCTGACGGGTGGGTCAAAAGTGTCAAGCTTTGACACAGATCTGCGACAAACGGGACCGTTCGGCTTTTTGGTTGAGCTGGAAAACACTCAATCAACTAATTACATCAAGGCTTATAACCTTGAAGGGTCGTACTTCTACAATGGCGGTGCGACCAAAAATGATACGACTACTCCGATCGTTTAATCATGGCAGTCAAGATCTACCCAGACCTTCCGGCTTACACAAGCCCAGCAACCACCGATGTGCTGCCAATTGTTGACGTTGGCGCAGATACCACCAAGCGAGTCAGCCTTGCAACACTGCTCAAAAATGCCAGCGCGGGAACCGCAACAGCTCCAGGCATTGCATTTAACGGTGATAGCAACACTGGCTTCTATCAGCCAAGTGCCGATCAGATTGGCGTTGCTACTGCAGGCGTTTCAAGGATTACGGTGGATGAGTCCGGCAATGCGGTAATTCAAGGAACCAGCAACGCAAACGATTACAAGCGAATCGATGGTGCTAATTCTATCTTGAGAAGCAATAGGGATGGAACAAGCAGCGCTAATCATTTTACGTTTTTCAACGACAATGGACTTGTCGGCTCAATCATCACATCAGGATCAGCAACCGCATATAACGTTTCTTCTGACTATCGACTAAAAGAAAACGTGGTGCCACTGACTGGTGCCATTGATCGGGTTAATCAGCTTCAGGTTCATCGTTTTAACTTTATCGCCGATCCGAACACAACCGTAGATGGATTTATTGCGCATGAAGCTCAAGAAGTTGTACCAGAATCAGTAACTGGCATTAAAGACGAAGTTGATGGTAACGGCGATCCTGTATATCAAGGCATTGATCAGAGTAAAATGGTACCACTCCTGACCGCTGCGTTGCAGGAAGCACTGACCAAGATTGAGTCCTTGGAAGATCGACTCGCGGCACTGGAAGCTAAGCTGTAACAGGAGGCACCAGGAGCGCCAGTGATCGAGATTTACGCAGCGATCGTGGGCGCTTCCATCAGCATCGCCGGTATGTCTGTTTTCGGATTCAACCGTCGCAGCACGGAATCACGCGAAGCAGTGATCCGTTTAACAGCTGCAGTTGAATCTATCGCTGGAAAGCTCGAAGAGTTGCATTTGGATATGAAGTCAGACCGTAAGGAGGTCTATACTCGGCTTAACGATCATGGCAGTCGTATCGCTGTTTTGGAGAACAGGGAGCGCTAGCATGAAAGTGACCGCTCGTTAGGTCGTCATGCAGGGACTGGCTAGCAAATTTAAGGTTGGCGCTGCAGGAGTCAATAGCGGCCTTCTCGCCGGACAGATGCTATTCGCCGTAGCGTTTGTCGGCACATGCGAA